CTTAGAGCCATCGTTCCAAATCCGCCAAAGCGACATCGTACGTGGGACAATCACCACACTCACACGATGCATCAACCACGCCCATATTTTCGACTTCCATCTGCAATAGATTGGTCTTCATAGGCTTGGTTCTCTCGTGACATTTAGCTGCAGTCACATATTGCATGTGTTCGTAGGCAAACTGTTCCCCGTCATCAATGCCCCAGGCACGCCAAAACGTGTACCTAGCGAGCCAGTCTGGTTCAACGTCATTAAACCGAAACTCCGTCATTCCATACTGCTCGTACTTCCACGCCTGCGCTGGATTAAACGCAGCTTTACCTTCCCCCAAGATGTTGTAAATCCTCCTGGCAACCACCGAATTTATGGGTGACCCAGGTGCCATAGCCATCTCACAAAGGCAAGTGGCACGCACAGATTGTTGCATCTGACTTCTAGTTCTTATCTCTGGTGACTGACCCAACGTTGCTAAAACCTTCATGGGGTTTCTGACAAAAGTTGGTCCACCGGGCAAAATACAAGGTCGACTCTGACAAAACTCAACCTTAAACGGATCATCATTGACTTCAATCTCAGTGACCATCCCACAATCCAACATATACTGCGGTAATTTGTCGAACAAACCAAAGTTTGCTCTTTCAACTATGATATAAAAATCATCACCGTCGCAGCAATAGTCATACTGTTCTGGATCTAAATCTACCTCAAACTCACAAAAGCCAATGATGAGCCACTCATTTATTTCTGTATTGCCCATCCCAGTATCAATGTCTCCTGACTCCACTTTGCCCTCGATGACATACACTATGCCACCCTTCGTCTGCCCTTTAACCTTACGCCGAAATTTCAATGCTCTACGAAGCTCTGGGTGATAACCCCTAGCTCTCAAGTGAGACTTATCAAGCAACAGTTTCAACTGTTTGTTTACATGCGCATCAAACCTGGAATGGTCACCACTTATTATCACAGGATCCTTATACCTAGCTAGCTGTTTGAAAAAATTAATACACCTTTGCTCGGGTGTTTTCCCTTTAGCTACGCAATAGGCTCCATTCCTATGATGCCCGATGACTTTCCTTTCCTTATTATGGAGATGCGACGCCATCATGGCGTTGTAACGCACTGATCGAAATTGTATGCCTCTGTCCTCCTTTCCCGCAATCTTAGTTGTCTCGTAGAACTCGAGTTTCTGCATCTCGGTCAACTTGGCATGCCTCTTCTCAACACCCTCCTCCAGCCATTCGCGCACTCCTGTGAAGAACCGCGCCCGCCGGCGTCCTGAGCGACCTTCTAAAAGTGTAGAAAGAGGAGCACGATTACAATAACCGATGCGTTTGATCATCCGCCGTCGTGCCTTTAACATGTTCTTCCAACTTGTGGAAATAACTACTGGCTCTGGCGTCGCGAACAAATGCCGATTATGCAATGTACGAAGCTCCTCCTCAACCGTATGCCTATGTAGCCCGTACTCAACTGGTAAATCAGGGAACCACAAAAATCTCGTGCCAATTCTCTTCTGCACCTCTCGCGTTAAATCAGCTGGCACATACAAAAATCTACACCCATTCCCCAATTCCCTGAACTTAGCCACACAGGACCCAACGGGCACTTCTAGTTTGGGGTTATGGAAAGCTGCCGCCTCTCACAAGGCAGGAACCTTCTAGTAACCCCCGCTCCAACACCAAATCCGGCCAACCAGGTAACGGCTCCTTGAACTCCAAGATATGGATTTACCATACGGGGACTCACGGTCCTTGCAAGCCAATACCCAAGGTTCTTCCCGAAAACCTTCCTAACAAGCGGTATACCCACTCTCCTACTAAACCACTTAGGCGACTCTAGGTACAGCCAATCGTATTTATGCCACGAACTCTCAAAAGGTGCGTTCAAAATTCGCGCAACCCCTTCCCGATGTTGTGTAAAGCACATGGCCCATACGACTGACCCACAAACGAATCCAACTCCTATCACCCACCTCCAGCGGTTATGGAAACCAAGCACCCCTTGTCCATAAAAGGCGTTAACCCGATGAACATGGTCCAGCTCGCGATCCATGGCTTTCAGAATCTCACCATCAGCGGCTATGCTAACCTGCGCCCTAGCTATAGCTCTTCCAACGACTTCAACTATCAGTGTACTATCTGTCAATCCTGCTGAGTGTACATCAAACTTTGCCAACCAGCCTCTGGCTTTACCAGCCAAAATGGCAGATGTTGTCGGCCCTCTGATCTTCCCCATCATCTCAAATCTCAAGTACTCTGACAGTAATTCTGGCCAATTCTCAGGCAACACTGGCAACGCTGCTTCACGATCTTCGGTGGAAACTGGGCCTAAAATAGGAGTGTTATACCTAGCCTTAGCTGGTCTGTCAACTCCTTTAGGCTTCTCCACTGGTAAAGCTTCATCTACCCAGCTACGAACCTTCTCGGCAACCACTTCTTGCAAACTTTCCTGCTCCTCCTTGAACGCCTTCTCTGCAAAGTCCACTATAGCATCAACATTAACCTCCTCCGTTTTCACAGAGGCGGAAACTTCTTGCCTGGACTCCAAGGTCTCCTTCTCACACGTCTGGCCGGGCTTTGACTCCACGGGACTGCCACCCGGTTGGGCAGTCCGTTCCGAAAATGCCACCTCCAAGTAAGGCTAACTCTAACACCCTGTATTTTACTGATCCTATGTTGGTGTTTCTCCTGAAACCCACTTGGCATCCCATACAAGTCACTATGAGTAAGCACAACCTTAATGGCTTTTCC